GGGAGAAAGACAATGGGTAAACACAGAGGATCACATCCAAATAATGATACACAAATCAAAGATGGAAATATTGTAAAAATAAGAAAAGATGGAACAATAAAAGCTATTATCGGTCCATATGAAGTAAAGCATAAGAAGCAATTAAAGAATAAAAATGATCGCTGAAGAAGATCTTGACGAATTTCAAATTTGGTTCAATAACGGAGTTAACCGTGGTTGGATTTCTGATATGACTTGTGCAACACATGATGGTATTGAACCTATTTCACAAGAAGAAATAGATGAATGGGAAGCAGGCGGAGACCCTTGCCAATTTGTAGTTAGGATATTAGAATGACAGATAAACCAATTATTGAATTAATTAGTGAGCTTACAGAATTTAATGATATGAAAACATACATGAATGATTCTGATCTTGATTATGCACTTGATCTTATCATTAAGCTTATTGCTAAACCTGATGTTCCTTCATCTAAAGCTCCCGATCTTATTATTAAGATGCAAGCACTTGCAGCAAAATTTGCAATGATGTCACGTTATTACACCACATTTGAAAAAGGTGGGGAAAATAGCAAAAAGAAGAACGTGTATTACACAGCAGAAGAAGCAATTAACAGACTAGTAGATGCTCTTAAGTATTCTGCAAGATATGGAGCATAATGAATATATTTAAAAGATTTTTTCATAAACATGAAACAGAAGACATTGCATGCCCTTTTACTGGCAAAACATATATAATGTGTAAAATTTGTGGAATTCGTGTAGGTGTTAAATAATTGGGTAGAGATTTAATTGCTAATTTAAAATTTCAAAAAATGGCAAATCCAAACGGTTTTGACCCAATTAAATTTGCAGAGATGTATGAGGAAGCTGTATTAAGTGGAAAGAGGCCAAATGAATTTACTCAGAAAAAAACTTTTGCTCCTAGTAGTGTTGGGTACGGTAACGGTAATTGTCCTAGATATTGGTTCATTGCTTTTAATGGTGCTGAGTTTGAAAATGACACCGATGCTATGGGCATCGCTAATATGGATAACGGTACGTATGTGCATGATCGTATTCAGAAAAATTTTGCTAAAACACCAGTATTCAAGGCAAATGAAGTTGAAATTACCCATGATGATCCGCCAATTAGAGGATTTGCAGACACTATTATTGAGTGGGACGGAAAAGAAGTAATAGGTGAAGTAAAATCTGCTAAACAAGAAATTTTTGATATTAGACAAGCGGAAATGCAAGGTTTGCCATACCACAAAATTCAATTACTTCACTACATGAAAATTAAAAATGCAGAACAAGGTTTTTTCTTTTATGAAAATAAAAATGATAATAGCTTTTTGGTTATTCCAATTAACATGGATGAAAAAAATTCTAAATTAATTAATGATGTTTGGGATTGGATGAGAAAAGTTTATGCTGCTTACGAAGCAGGCACTTTGCCCGAAAGAACATTTACTAAATCACAATGGGCATGCAAAGGTTGTCCAGTAAAGAAAATTTGTTGGGAAGATAAAAAAGATTTAGGTGAAATTTACATAGAGCCTTTGGTGCTTGAAAAATGATATGTGCATACGATAATTGTAAAGGAATAAAAGAGTTTGAGCCAAAAACTCATAATCAAAAATATTGTTCTGATGAATGTTGTCGTATTGCAACAAATGAAAAACTTAAGCAAGCATACTATGAAAAGAAAGCAAGACTTGCAGGTAAACAAAGAATTTGTAAAGCAAAAGGATGCAATGTCATATTGAGCAGATATAACAGCGGGAACATTTGTGATAAATGTGTGGGTGCTGAAAAAGAAAAAGAAAGAAAAGCTTTGATAGAGATGGTAAAACGTGTCTCTGGCTAAACTTGCTCGTCCTTCAGCTCATAAAGTATTAGGCATAGATGCTAGTACAAACAGTTTGGCTTTTTGTTTAATGAATGAAAAAACTCCAATAAAATGGGGGGAAATTCAATTTGATGGATCAGATGTTTATGAAAGAATCCTTGATGCAAAACGCAAGATTAAGTCTTTTAAAAATGAATTAGATACAGATTTTGTTGTTATTGAAGCAGCCATTTCTGTAAAGTCAGTTGCCACGGGAATGAAAATGGCATACGTTTTTGGTGCTATAATGGGAGAGTTACTTAGTGATAATGTGGAGGTTGTTGAAGTTCATCCAATAACTTGGCAATCATATTTAGGCAATAAAAATTACACTAAGGCTGAAAAAGAGGCAATTAAACTTGAGTTCCCAGGAAAATCTGACAACTGGATTAAAGGAAAAATCAGAGAACGCAGAAAACAGCGTACTATTGATTTTGTTAGAACGCTGGGCATTAAAACTGAGAGTGATAACGTCGCTGATGCAGCGGGAATAGCGTGGTATGCAGTAAATGAAATTATATGATAGTAAAGATTGGTGCTACAAAAGATATGTAGTAGAAAAGAAAAAGATTGTTGATATGGCAATGGAAGCTAGATGTTCTCATATGACTATTCAAAGATCTTTGGAAAGATTTGGCTTAATTAAAAAACCTAGAAAATGGACTAAATAAGTGAAATGTTTGGTTACAGGTGGCGCTGGTTTTATTGGATCGCATATTGTTGATAAACTTTTAGATCTTGGTAACGAGGTTATAGTTATAGATAACGAATCATCTTTATCAAATGATAAATTTTATTGGAATCCAAAAGCAAAAAATTATATTGAAGATGTTTCTAATTATTCTGCTACCAATCATTTATACAAAAATGTTGATTATGTTTTTCATCTTGCAGCAAAAGCAAGAATGCAATTAGCAATGAATGATCCTATAGAAACTGTAAAAACAAACACACTTGGAACTATAACATCTTTAGAGTGTGCAAAAGAAAACAATGTAAAAAGATTTATTTATTCATCAACTTCATCAGCATATGGAAATAATCCATTGCCACAAACAGAGTCATATCCAAATGATTGTTTAAACATATATTCGTCTTCAAAAACTGCAGGTGAAAATTTTTGTAAAATTTATTCAGAATTTAGCGGATTAAAAACAATCATATTAAGATATTTTAATGTTTATGGAGATAGGCAACCATTAAAAGGAGATTATGCTCCAGTTGTGGGATTATTTTTAAAACAATATAAAGAAGGAAAACCATTAACTATTGTTGGAGATGGAACGCAAAGAAGAGATTTTACAAATGTTTTTGATATAGTAGAGTCTAATATATTAGCAGCCACACTACAAGATTTAAATTTTGGATCAATTTACAATGTAGGTTGTGGCAAAAATTATTCAATTATTGAAATTGCTAAAATGATATCAGACAATATAAAATATATTGAAAAAAGGCCAGGGGAAGCAAAAAATATAATGGCTGACACAGAAAAAATTAGTATGGATTTTGGTTGGAAACCAAAAATTAGTTTGGAAAAATGGATTATGGAGAATAAATAATGTTAAAACCAGTATACACAGATGCTGAAGCATTTAATTGTAATGATTTATATTTACATTCCACAAGCGCTCCTTCTGGCTCTAAGATATGGGATGTTTGCCATGAAATTGCACAATTATTAATTGAAAAAAACATATCTTATGGAGATTCAGCTTTATCTCCAAATAGAATATTTGCTCAATCTGACAATGTTGAACAGTTAAAAGTAAGAATTGATGATAAATTAAATCGTGTAAAAAATAATCAAGGTTTTGCGGGAGACAATGATATTGATGATTTGATTGGTTATTTAATCTTACTTAAAATTGCTATTGACAAAAAGCAAGATTAAGGAGTATAATTAAATATGCCTATTTATGAATACACTTGTATTGCTTGTGATAAAAGTGAAGAAATAACAAGAAAGTTTGATGATCCAGAAATTTTACCGCAATGTTCAATTTGTGGATATAAAATGGCAAGAGTTTATACACCAGCAGGAATTCAATTTAAAGGATCAGGGTTTTATAAAACAGACAATGGATGAAGGAAAAAAAATGGAAACAATTAGGCCATGGGGGCTATATAGGGTTTTAGAAGAATCAAATTTTTACAAGGTTAAATATCTTTGCATAGAACCAAACAAAAAATTGTCTTATCAAAGTCATACAAAAAGAGCAGAACACTGGTTTATTGTTTCTGGTAATGCAGAAGTAACAGTTAATGATCGTAAATTTTTAGTTGGACCTGGCGATTCAGTTGATGTAGAAATTGGTGGAAAGCATAGAATAGAAGCTGGCGATGAAATTGTAGAATTTATTGAAGTACAAACAGGAACATATTTTGGAGAAGATGACATAACACGTTATGACAATCCCTATGACACAGAATGAATTAGAAGTAGCAGGTCAATTTGACCAAATGAATAAAGTGGTTGAAGAATTACTTAAGGGTAATACTCCCGCCCAAATAGCACGTAATTTAGAACTTACTCGTGTTCAAGTTGATACTCACATAAGCACTTGGAAAGAATTGGTTCAAGACAATACAGCTATTAAAGCAAGGGCTAAAGAAGCATTAGCTGGTGCTGATGAACATTACAGCATGTTAATTAAAGAAGCATGGCGTACAGTAGAACAAGCAGATGTACAAGATGCACTTAATGTAAAAGCACAGTCACTTAAACTTATTGCAGATATTGAAGCAAAACGTATTGATATGCTTAATAAAGCGGGAGTTCTTGAAAACGATTCTATGGCAGATCAAATTTTAGAATCAGAAAGAAAACAAGAAATCCTTATTGGAATACTTAGAGATGTTACTTCTTCATGTGATCATTGTAAATGGGAAGTTTCAAGGAGACTATCTCAAGTTACTGGTCAAGTTGAAGCAGTGATAGTAAATGAGTGATTTTAACGTATTTTTAGATGCTTTAAGTGGCGATGATTTTAGCGAAAAACCTGCAAACCTTGAAGATTTTGTAACAAGCAAAGACTACCTTGGCTTACCACCATTATCTAAATATCAATACGAAATGATTCGTGCTTCAACACAAATTTATAAGCGTGAAACACTTCATAGTATTTATGGTGAAGAAGAAGGCGAAAAAATTTGGAAGCAAACTTGTTCTGAAGTTATTTTACAGCTTGGAAAAGGTTCTGGAAAAGACTATACATCTACAATTGCTTGTGCATACATGGTGCACTTGCTTCTTTGTCTTGAAGATCCAGCAAGATATTATGGCAAACCACCAGGAGATGCTATTGATATTATTAATATTGCTATTAATGCTATTCAAGCTAACAGAGTTTTTTTTAAAGGATTTAATCAACGCATTGAAAAATCACCTTGGTTTCAAGGTAAATATATTGCAAAAGCAAATATGGTTGAATTTGATAAATCAGTTACAGTTCACTCAGGTCACTCAGAGCGTGAAGCATGGGAAGGCTATAACGTTTTAGTAGTTATTCTTGACGAAATTTCAGGATTTGAACTTGAATCCACATCGGGACACGATCAAGCAAAAACTGCATCAGCAATTTATAAAATGTATCGTGCATCTGTAAACTCCCGTTTTCCAGACTTCGGTAAAGTAATTTTACTTTCATTTCCACGTTTTAAAAATGATTATATTCAACAAAAATATAACGAGGCGGTGGCTGAAAAAGAAGTTGTTCTTAGACATCATAAATTTAAGGTAGATCCAGATTTGCCAGATGGTACAGAAGGAAATGAATTTGAAATGGAATGGGAAGAAGACCATATTGTTTCATATAAAGTTCCCAGAATGTATGCTTTAAAAAGACCCACATGGGAAATTAATCCAACAAGAATTATTGATGATTTTACTATTGACTTTTATACAGATCCTACAGATGCTTTGTCACGTTTTGCTTGTATGCCTCCAGATGCAACAGATGCTTTCTTTAAAAGTAGAGTTGTTATTGAAAAAGCTTTTAGCAATCCTAAATTAAATGTTGATTCATAGGGAAGATTTGATGATGATTTTAAACCAAATCCAGGCCGTACATATTTTATGCACGTTGATTTGGCTCAAAAACATGACCATTGTGCAGTAGCATTAGCACACGTTGAAGACTGGGTTACAATGAAAATTGGTGAACAATACAAAGAAGCAGCACCGAGGGTTGTTGTTGATGCAGTAAGGTATTGGACTCCTACGGCATCCAAATCTGTTGATTTTACAGAAGTAAAAGAATATATACTTAGTGTTAGAGAACGTGGTTTTAATTTAAAAATGGTTACTTTTGACCGTTGGAATTCACATGACATGATGCAACAACTTGGAGTTAACAATATTAAAACTGAAATTCTTTCTGTTGCTAAAAAACATTATGAAGATATGTCTTTAACTTTAACTGAAGAAAGATTACATGGTCCAAAAATTCAATTACTTATTGATGAATTGCTCCAACTTCGTATTGTAAGAGACAAGGTAGACCACCCTAGAAAAGGTTCTAAGGACCTTTCAGACGCCGTTTGCGGTGCAATATATAACTCTATAGCCCTTACGCCACCAGATAGAGATCAAGAAGTTGAAATCTATACTTATTCTGGTGTATTTGCTGATGAACTTGCACAGCTTAAATTAGAATCTGATGCAAGATTAAAACATACAATTAAAATGCCAGAACGGCGGGAAATGCCAAAAGATATTAGAGATTTTTTTGATGATGAAGATAGTGAATATAAAGATATAGTTGACAACTTTAAAATACTATAGTAGACTGACGCATATAACAACAAACAAAGGATAAAAAATGTTAGCAAATGGAACTATGAAAACCATTGAAGATGAAAATGATATTTATATTAGTTTAACTTCACTTTGTGAATATTTTGCACAATCTGCACTTAATATGAAACAAGAGATTAGACATGCGGACCCACGAGATAAAAGATATGCAGCTGGGTTATTTGATATGATGCAAACAATTGCTGAAGAAACAGTTGAACTTGGAAAATATGAAGCACAACGTCGCATGATTGAAAGCCCAGAAGATTTGTTAAGAATGATTGACAAAAATCCATTTGGTAAAGTAGAATAACCAATGATGGTCTGTAGCTGAGTTGGCACAGCGTCCCGCTGTTAACGGGAAGATCGTAGGTCCGAGTCCTACCAGACCAGCTAATAAATTATTAACTAATTAATGAAAAGAGTATAATTATGAATATGACAGCGGAAACAGTAAAAGAGCAAGTAATTGAAAAAGAATATGTTCTTAAGGCAATTGATCGCTGTGATTCATGCGGTGCACAAGCATACGTTATTGTTAAAGGTGTGACTGGAGATCTTTTATTCTGTGGTCATCATTTTACAAAAAATGAAATTAAATTAAAAGAATTTGCTTATGAAATTGTTGACGAGCGAGATAAATTAATACAAAATAAACCGATAGGCTCTGCTAATTAAATCTAAGTGGGAGTAGCTTAGTTGGTCAAAGCCCCGAACTCATAATTCGGTAATCGTCAGTTCAAGTCTGACCTTCCACACCAGTTCCCGTTCGTCCAACTGGCAGGACATCGCCCTTTGGAGGCGAGAATCGTGGTCCGAATCCATGACGGGAAGCAAGGCTATATACGGCACACCTTG